AGGAGATAATCGGGATTCCGTTGGTCGCTCGCAAGACCTACGTTCTGTGGGCACCAAGGGGCGACGAGCGCCAAATTCTGGCGCGTTCGCGTGACGCCATTCATTGGGACCCGCCAGAGGGCGAATTTCAAGTAAAGTTCCCCAAAAATCCGCGAACCTATACTTGGCGGCTTAAGCCTACCGTCGCCGAATCGAGGCTGGACCAGTTTGGAACCAGCCGTGATGACGATCCACAAAGCACCCCCGCGGCAACGCTTACGTATGAAGTTTTGTGGATGTTCCCAGAGCGAATGGACCTTGGTGCGTCCATTATCCTCAATTCGCGGGGATCAGTGAAGGCAGCCCAAAAGCTATTCTCAATGATCGATGCTAAACCAGTGGACCACTTCTATCAATTATATTCGATCGGCGTGGTTATGGATAAAGGCCCAGAGAACACTACCTATTATAATTACCAATATAAGGGCCTAGGTTACGCTGATGAAAGCGACGGGGAAATTGCCCGCTCGCTATTCATGCAATATAAAGATATGGCGTTCCGCGCCAACGATGAGCGAACTGAAGATATACCATCGAATGGAGGCGGGAGGCCAAGCGCGACCCGAGACGCGAACACGAAGTTCTGACGCCTGAATAGCGGCAGGCGTTGGGAGGTGAGCGGTCTTGTTGGTGGTTCTTCAGGCCGCTCACCAAAATCTCGGAGACTTACATGTTTCAAGGCATCGATCCGCAACGCGCCATCGACATGGTGGGGTTTTCACAAATCCTTGTACTAGACACAGAAACGACGGGGCTAAAGATTCATGATACGGTGGTCGGTTGGGTCATTACAGACCGCGAGGCATCGATTTATGTTCCCACCCGGCACTTGGGTGAAGGAAATATACTGTATCCGGACGAGTTCGAGAGAGTTTTGGGTCTTGCGTTTAAAGATCGCGCTCGGAGAGGGTTCCGAACCATCGGCCACAACCTGGGTTTCGACCTCAGAATGGCGGGAAAACACGGAGTCTTCCCCGAATTCCCCCTGGAAGACACGATGATAAACGAGGGGTTGATCTGTGATATTACGGACGGATTCGGGCTCGATGATTGTAGCCAACGCTATGGTGTTACTCCTAAGCTTGGTGACGCTCTTTATCGGAGTATTGCTAGGAAATTTGGAGGTATGCCGGATCGCAAGACAATGGGTAACTTTCACCGGATGGCTGGCGATGATCCTGACGTTGTGGACTATTCTACGGGTGATGGCATATCTACTTTAGAGCTTTGGCAAGCTCAGCAAAAGCTCCTTGACGACCACGATCTGCGTGTTCCATGGGAGCTTGAGTGTAGGCTCATTCATCGGGTGGCGCGGTTGCATCGCCGAGGAATGAAGGTGGACGGCGAATACGGGGAGGCATTACGTGGACCCACAGGAATCATGGAGCAGAAAATCGCGGAGGCTCACGCGTCGTTTCCACTTGGTTTCAACACCAACTCCACGAAAGACGTTGAAAGTTTATATCGTCGTGCGGGATACCAAGACTCCGACTTTACGCACACCAAGCTTGGGGCCGTATCATTCACCGAGGGATGGCTCAAAAATAATGAGATAGGTGAGCGAATCCTGGGAGTCCGCCAACTTAAGAAGGCTCGTGATTCGTTCATCGCGCCGCTTGTGGAGACGCATAATGTACGAGGACGAGTTCACCCTGTACTCAATCAATCTAAATCTGACAACTACGGTGCACTCGGAGCGCGATTTAGCTGCTCTGAACCGAATCTTCAGGCGTTTCCAAAACGAAATAAAGAAGTCGGGAAAGTTGTCCGACGACTCATTGTTGCTGATGACGGCTTTGAAATTCAAGAAGGGGACGCCAAACAGCAAGAACCTAGATTGTTCGCATATTTCTCAGATGATGAGCGATTACTTGAGGGATACCGCTCCGGAACTATGGACATCCATGACATCACTTCCGCGGGTCTTGGTCTGCCAAGAGATACCGCTAAGCGAATGGCCATGGGAATCCTGACAGGAATGTCAGCGAAGGCACTGGCGGGGCACATGGCTTGGCCGCTTGATCAAGCTCAGACATATCATTCGGCGTGGTTAGGCGGACAATTCCCGGCTATTGAGCGGTTCCAAAAGCGCGCGACCGCCGTGTTCCGATCCACCGGTTACGTCAAGTCAATTACAGGAAGAAAAGCCCGCCTCGATGATCCTGATTATGCCTATCGAGCGGTGAGCCGAATCATACAAAATTCCGGCGGCGACCTGATGAAGACTACCCTGCTCCGCGCTTGCGAATATGAGGAGGCACATCCGCAGGTTCAACTGCTGATGACCATCCATGATTCGCTGATATGGCAGCGGGAAATCGGATTCGACACCAGTGAATTGGTGCGCATCTGCGAAAACGTCCCCAATGAATTCAAGCTAGGAGTTCCGAGCCCGTATGAAGTGGGAACTGGCGATAATTGGGCCGAAGCGAGCTATGGGAAAGAACTCGAAACGACGCCCAAAATGGGCTATCACCAACCCGCGGCATAAACAGGGGTTGACAGCGCGTGCACGGCGTGTTAAAATGGAGGTCAAGATGCCGGACGATGGCGATGAAATGGTCGAAGTTGAAGTCAAGGTGGAACATTCGACTGGAAAAGCTTGGTTGGTAATTGACACCATGACCAATAATGAAGGATGGGCACCGAAATCTCGATGCCATATTGTCCGCGACGTCGATCCGGATGGCAACACAATATTAGCGGTTCCGAAATGGTGGGCGAGACAGAGGAAATTCATAGAATGAGCAATTATTTGCTAGAGGTTTGGCGTCTAGAGCGGATACGCGAAGATAAGATGCTAGCCTTTAGCGATGGAATCGATTATCCAATAACCAACAAAGCACTAGCTGAGAAATTTGACCTAAGACCAGTGCGTGTTGGCCTTTTACTGCGTCAACGTCGCGAAGCTCGTAAACTGGAACGCATGCAGACCGAAATTAAGCAACTCAGGGAGGTCAACTTCACCACAATGGCTGAGAAATTGTGGATGGAGTTAGAATGGATAGCGACTAAGCTAGAGCAACGCCGAGGCGTGTATGAATGAGGAATCTGCCCTCAAGACGGAGCTTGTCAAGCAGTGTAAGGCTATGGGTTGGTATGCTCGCCGAATTGAGGATGGATACGGAGTCGGAATTCTAGATATAGTTATTGTGCCAACGGGATTTCCCACCCTATTCGTCGAGGGTAAGGTAACGGATGGACTCAAATTCGCCCCGTCCGAACGGCAATACGTCGAGGGTCTCCGCGTGATTGAAGCTCATGGAATTGCAGTGCCGATTCTAGTCGGGTGGCGCAATCAAATAATGTACATTGCAGATTGGGGTAGAGAGGCTTTCATTACCAAAGCATTTAGACAATACGGCAGCATAAACTACGCACAGACAATAGAGGAGTGGTTACGTGGGAAACGGGACAGCGACTGATATTCTTGAGGAGGCATCAAAGCAAGTGGGAGGCGGACGAGACATTCACGGCGACGTTGACAACTCATATTCGATGGTAGCGCAGATGTGGGAGGTTTACCTGCGCCACGCGAATTATGCGAGGCACAAGAATTCCTCCGTTATGTTGCGCATCGATGCAGTTGACGTGTTGGAGATGATGTCACTCCTAAAAAAGGCCCGGTTCGTCTACGCGACGGAGCCGAACCGTGAGAATTTCGTCGACGACACGGGTTACACCGCACTCGCAGGGATGCAATGTCTCCCAAAACCAGAGCTGGTGCGGGAGCCGGAAAAGAAGCCGGAAGAACCACACGAGGAATTCGACCATGGAATTCGCACGATCGCGGGCAGGTTGCGGCCTCGCATTACTGATATTATCAACCCCGACGCCAGCGAACGCGTGTCATAGGTTCCATACTTGGAACTACCCGTATCCGCAACGATGCGGAGTAGTTCACGCGGCTACCCAAAAGGCGGTGGTTACGCCACCGCTCGATGAACGCCAGCAAGCGATTGAGAAATTAAAGGAGTTGCTTAGCAATGAGTAATGATCCTTGGCATTTTCGCAGCTTTGACCCCTACAAAGAACAAAGAGACAAGAAAGCAGCGGAGACTTGTGCATGGCGCAAGAATCAAGCCCAAATATTGGCTAGAATATTAGCCGATGATAAAGTCAAAACAAGACAAATTAATCACATGATTCTCACTAAAAGGTCTAAGAAAATACCAGTAACGTTGCCAAAAATTGGGGGATCAAAAGATGAGTAACCTATTCGAGAAGACCGGTCTTCACGTAATGGCAGGGGGTCAGTTCGGCAGCGAAGGTAAGGGGCTGCTAGCCTCTTGGCTCGCCAAGCGTGCCATCGAGGAGGACATCCCATTCGCTGGCTGCATTACAAGCGCGGGGCCGAATAGCGGGCACACCAGCTATTTCGGCGACGAGAAAATAGTGCTGAAACAACTACCAACATTTGCGGTCCATATGTTTCTGCGAGGCCATGTCATTCCGGTATATTTTTCGGCGGGAGCTATCATCGACGCCGAAATCCTGGTCAAGGAACACTTGGAGTTCCCAGACATTCCTATATTCATTCACCCCTGCGCGGCGGTGATTCTCGAAAAAGACAGAATGGAGGAACTCGATGCCTCTGGCAGTATATTCGCTATTGCTGGAACACGCTCCGGAACAGGCGCTGCAATCTCTCGG